TTGAGAGAAATTTATGATGTTAATATCACGTCATATGCAAATATAACAGCGTTTCCAGGCGCATATATCTTTGTTGATCCTAAAGGTTTTGCCCCTAGCATGGGCGCTTATGACATAGACAGATTTGATTTAACTGATTTGGGTGTGGGTGGTTACTACATGATTACTAAAGCAGAACATGATTTTGCCCCGGGAGTGGGAGAGACGAGACTTACAGCAGTCTGGGTATCATCTATTGACCAAAAAGGTAAAACTAAAAAGTCGGCTCAAGCCTCCAAAGGGGCGAATCAAAAATCAAATGCAAAATGTAAAGTGTACATTTCAGATCACTTTGATACGCTTACAGGGCAATTAAAAGACGAAGGGGCTTCTTTTGAGGCTACTGGCCCTTCACCTGACGATATACCAACATAGGAAAATAAAATGGCAGATTTATACATAACTGATAACGACGACGGCTCCTTTTTAACTTTCAATAAAAGAGTGGTATATAATTATGATATTTTTGCTTCCACGACAGCTTTTGAGAATGTTGATTTCTCCGATCCTGAATATAAAAACCTAGTTGATTTTAATTTTGGTGAGAAATTTTTATATGGACGCGTAACTAGAAATTTTATTCCAATTTTTCTAGATAACCCATCGTCTGCGGCTCTAGTGCCATTAGATTCTACCAGCATCGATGGTCCTGCCCAAAGTGCTGTAAACTTTGTTGTTGATGCCTTTCAAGATTTAAAACAACAATTTCAAAAAGCAGTTGCTGATGGTAAATTAGACCCTGGCCACCCTTATTTGAGTGTTTTAAATGTATTTAAATCTTTTGTTAACCCCATTGATCTTTTTAATGAACACCAAGACACATATACCTCTGCAATAGAAAATCACTTCTCTAAAAACAAAATCCACGTTAGAAACTTTCAAGAATTTATGCACCATTTAAAACTCCTACTACAGAAAACAGTACCCTCGTATCCTTTTACCTTTTCGGCTTATGTTAAAAGTAAATATTGCCCCATTAATGCTAGCGGCTTGGCTATAGAGATAGCAGACTTAGATTATTTTAACGATCAGCAAAAAATTGAAAACTTTGTTGCATCTCCGCATTGGAAATACTTTTTAAATGCATGCAGAAGCTATGGTTTCATGGTGGATAAAAATATACCATGGCGGATTGTGGCCGATATTGGATCTCCCGAAATGTTAGAATATGGCGCCGCGTACAAACTATCAACTACTGACCGTATTTTGAATATAGGGTACACGCGCACCGACTATATTTACTATCAAAAATTTAGAATGTACTTGCATCGGTTGTATAAATTGGTTAAACTTGACAAGATACCGGTCGTTGAGAAATGCAATGGTCGCTTAAAAACAACCTATGTCATCCCAGACAGCTATAGCGAAGAGAAACTTTCAAGCATATTTGACGACAAAAAAGTATTAAAATTTTTATTTGAAATAAGAATGAATGAAGAGCCGAAAAAGTTTAGTGAAAGTGAACAAAAAAGAATAATGAGAGACTGCCTTTCAATCTATGATTCAATTGGGCCTTCTCGTGCGTCTATCGTTTTTGAAAGAATTATCAATCATCCATTTGACTATAATGGTTCTTTAAGTTATATTATGAAAAGACGTAAAGAGACTGGAGAACCTGTTGTACTTTCAAAGCCTAGACGATAAATCCGAATGTGTTGGTATCTATGTAAACGGTAAGCTACATTTTGATGCATTGCCGACAGATCTGACTAAAACATGGCGTCATTCTGGTGCGATTTCAAACAATGACGTTGAATACGCTTGGCTACGATCCGGCGGCCAAAATCTAGCAGAAGTCTGTCCGGAAGAATTATCAACACAGCTCTCAGCAAACCAATCAAAGTTTAAGGCTTACTTACAATCTTTTAGGATTGCTAGAATCGACTTAAGAGAGCTTTGCTTCTATGATCTGGTACCAGAAGATTTTCTGCTTGAATTTTGCGAAACAAAAAATCAAATAACTAAATTTGTTTTTGAAAATTACGAAAAGCCTAGTAATTACGAACATTTAGCCAAAGTACACAGACTGCTTCACAAAATTAAATATCACAATTTTGAAATTAACAACAAAGATTGCAGGGAATTGATGACGAATACAAGGGATAGAACACAGATTAATCGCCTCATCAACGGCCCACAACATGTTGATTATAATCTTTTTGGCACTGTCACTGGTCGCCTTACTACTTTTAGTAATTCGCTGCCAATACTGACTATGAAAAAGATTTATCGTAAGACAATTAAGCCAAAGAATGATTGGTTCTTGAGCCTTGACTATAACGGCGCCGAATTGAGAACAGTATTGGCGCTGGGGGATGAACCACAGCCTGACTGGGACATCCACCAGTGGAACGCTAAAAATGTATTTGGCGGTGTGGTATCGCGCGAAGAATCAAAAGAAAAGTTTTTTGCTTGGTTGTACAATCCGGAATCCGAAACAATCAAGAGCGATCTCTACAATAGAGATAAGATTTTGTTACAATATTACAACGAGGGTTATGTGTCAACCCCGATGGGTCGAAAAATAAAGGTTGACGAACGTAGAGCTTTCAATTATCTTATCCAGAGTACAACTGCAGATTTGGTTATGGAGCGCGCTACTAAAATAGACAATTTTTTAAATAATAAGAAGTCGTTTATTTCACACATTGTCCACGACGAGATAGTTATTGATTTACATGATCAGGAGCGTGATTTGGTGCCATTAATTAAAAATATATTTGAAAATAATGTTCTTGGACACTTCCGCGGCAATATCAACGCCGGCAAGAACTATTTTGAACTTAAGGAGTTACAATTATGATTTCTTTGGTTGGTATTGGCACGGCCGGCGAAAACGTGGTCAACTGCTTTACAGATAATAAAGAATACGATACGTATATTCTCTCTGATAACGTAACTCGTAATACGAAATACAAGCGTAAAATTAAGTATCAAGAAAAATTGGAAGACTATGAAAGCAGTATTCCTGACCTTACAAAATTCTTTTCTTCAATAAACGATCACGTTCAAGTATTTGTGTGTGGCTCTGGCCGCACGGCGAATGCAACACTCGCGATCCTACAGCATTTGAGAAACAAAAAAATGGATATTTATTACATTGAGCCAGATACTGACTTATTACTCGGAACCACTAAGCTTCAAGAAAGAGCAATTTTTAGCATTTTACAAGAGTACACTCGTTCAGGCCTGTTTAATTCATTTACTGTATTTAGCAATCCAACATTAGAGCAATCTATTGGCTCTGTGCCAATCAAAAAGTATTTTGATACAATTAACAAAACTATCTATTATTGTGTGCATTATAAGAATTTGTTTGATCATACAAATCCGATTATCGGCAATTTAGAATCAACCTCGGATATACAGCGGATCCGTGCGCTTGGTCGCATTGATCCATACAATCTTAAAGAAAATTGGTATTATGAACTTGACAACTCTCGCGATGTATGTTATTATATCTGCATATCAACTGAAAAACTGGAAAAGGACGGAGATTTACATAAAAAGATCATTGGGCATCTTAAAGATAAGCCTAGGAATGCATTTAAAAATGTATCCTATGCAATCTATGAGTCGCCCTTTGAAACAGACTTTGGGTTTTGCGTTGCCCATACCAACGTAATACAACAAAAAACTCTTGACAAGCTAGCTCAAGAGTAATACATTAGATGCTGAGGAAAGCTCAGTATACTTTATCAAAACAAAAGGAGAAAAAAGTAATGTCTATTAACATGGAACTAATGAAACAAAAGCTTGCCACATTGCGTGGTGAGGGAACTAGAGATAATGGTACTTCACACTGGTTTAAGCCAGATGAAGGTGACCAAGATATTCGGATCGTACCAACATCAGATGGTGATCCGTTGAAGGAAATGTACTTCCACTATAATGTGGGAGATCATAAGGGTGGTGTGCTTTGTCCGAAGCGCAACTTCGGTGAACGCTGCCCAGTATGCGATTTCGCGTCATCTTTGTGGCGTGAGGGCACCGAGAAGAACGATGAGGAGAGCAAGAAGTTGGCTAAATCACTTTTTGTGCGTCAACGTTATTTCTCACCGGTTGTGGTTCGCGGTCGTGAAGAAGAAGGCGTCAAGGTCTATGGCTATGGCAAGACTGCGTACGAGTTGCTTTTGGGTTATATTCTTGATCCAGAATATGGTGATATCACCGATTCTGTTGAAGGAACCGATATCACTCTTACTTATACGAAGCCAACTCGTCCCGGCGCATATCCACAAACTAATTTGAAGATGCGTCGTAACACAAGTCCCCTTTTGAGTGACGCTGAAGCAATCCCTGGGCTTCTAGAAAATATGCCCGATTTTGACAGCTTATTCGAGCGCTTAACGCCTGAACAAGTTGATGCCATTTTAGATGAGCAGTTGTCTAGTGATAAGTCCGCTGAGGGCCGCTCACGCCAAACTGAATCATATGGCAAAAAGAGTGAAGCCAACGATGTTGACAAGGCCTTTGATGAA